TAAGCACAAACGTAACCATCCCTAGCTAGTACGGCTAAGCGTACGCGCTTCCAATCTCTACTTACTCTTGGATCTTGTCTACCTCGTACCATCAATACCAGCCCCTTTTGTTATGGAACTCTAACGCTCTACATGGTGTGCGGTGCTTATGTGAGATGTACTTAAGTCCTAGATCAATCTGCATAAATGGATCATGAACTTTAAGTTTAAGTAGCTGAGGTATTCCATATGCAGAGCTTTTAGGATTATTAGCTCGAGGATCCCATCTACTTTCTTTATTCCATAGGATCTCTAAGCATCTATATTGCTTAGCATTTAATAGCTTTATATGTGCGTAAAGTTTGTAGTTTTCTTTATCTCTTGGTGTACTTACCGCACTTGCATATGTTGTATTGCTAAATACAAATAGCCCGGCCAATAGCACCAAGCATAGCCCGCGAGCTATCCGCGGCAGCGGCTCGCTAGCTAGCATGGAGCGTAATCCCTTAGTCAAATACGTGTCAATCTTGAGCGTGATCTTGAGCGTGTCCCACAACCTATTAACATATGTGGATAACTTATGTGGATAACCATTAAGCATCTTTTACGTCCTCCATCATGACTATACCCATTACGCCGCACTTAACGCATTGAAGCGATTTAACGTAAGGCGGCAGGTTATCGGTTATTACTCGCTCAATATGATCGGTGATCTTGCCGCATAGCCGGCACTTAGTTTTATACGCCATAATTTGACCTTTTCAGATATTGCATCTCAAATAGACTAGCTCGAGGTACCCAATAGTTATCTTGATGAGGATGCTTGTACCGTGGTTGCATCGCCATATGCACCGGCATCCAGCCGAGCAAGGTATACACCGGGCTCCATCCAGTAACTAATATAGCTACATCATTAGGCCTTGGGTTTGGCCTATTTTGTATGATGAGATGCCCGCTAGCGTGTTTAGTCCATTTAACCTCGACATTTTGGCCTACATCTGCCTCATTGTGAAACGTGTTTACCTTAGGTACAAAGCCATAATCGCCAAAGTAATTGGCTACAGCTGTCTCAGCCCCAGCGGCCTCGGCCTTTTGCCAAATAAACTCGTGGTAATTGCTAAAACGTTGCCCAAATTGATTAGCATCACTCGGATCGGCGTTTATAGCTATTGCTCGCTCTAAACCTTTTTGATGAGCGGTAATCTCTTGCGTACGATCGAGGATAACTTTGACTAAGCCCGGCATTGTGCACATAGCCACGTTACAACCTCAAGGCCTACATCTCTTATGGTCAAGCCGCCTGATTGACTAACCCACTCGCCGCAATAGTCGCACTTATCTACAGGCGTAGCACTTGTCTCGCCGTTATCGTGGATCGTTAAAGCAATACCGTTTTTTATGTATGTAATTTCGCCCATTGTTATACCTGCGGCTTCCACTTGCCATCTGATCCAAGCGCTTGCCAATATGGGTTACATTGATTAGCCCGGTTTTTCTCGGTGCACTTGTAAGCGGCCCACGGCTTACCGGTTGCCTTGGCCGTGCCCTCAGCCCATATCATCGTGCCATGAGGACATCTTGGAGCGGCAGGTACTAACTCGCCGCCTAGCTCTTTACCGATCTCTAGCACGGCACTCGCCATTGTAGCCATATCCTCGATAGATGCCTTTGTACTCCATGGATCAGCGCTTGCAGGTAAAGTCTCAACCTTTTCCATATCTTGACGTGTAGGCCGACCGCCCTCACTTGGCGTAAGTAACCCGATTACCCGTCCATAAGCTGAGGTAATTGTGTCCTCTACCATCCATTTACGCATATTTTGAGGGTATGTATTTACGTTACCAAAAGCGTAATCGACGGCGCTAGGCACCGTATCCTCATACTCGCGGTAAGCCTCAGCTCTTACGAGTATCGTGCCTTTTTCAATATCAAAGCTCTCGATAGATGCGATTAATCTACCGCTCTTAAATTCTGATCTAAAGCGCTTAATACGTGCGTTTACGTCCTCGTAGTTATCATAAAACCCCATTAGATTAGCTCCTTATCTTTCAGAGCTTGAGCGATAGCTCGACCACGGATAAAGCCCTCGCCGTGTCCTTGTCGGTGTCCTATGGAGTAGCCAATTACCATAAACATAAAGCCCATACCGCAGGCTGCCAAACCGATCAATATATCTAAACTATTCATTACTTAGCCCTTTGTTAAGGCCGATTAAGCTACTAACCGAGTAGCCCTCTCAGCGTTTGTAGTATCAGTATGAGGGCAAAATGTCAGAATACAAAGCCTATAACCTTTTGGCGTGTCGTTACTTGGCGAGACGATCCTCGAGGAGGATTTCGTAGATACGGTCTACGCGCTGCTCGATACGTTCAACGCGCCCAGCTAGGTTGTGCCCGCCGTTATTATCAGGCTTTAACTCGGCTAAATAATATTTAACCATATGACGGATGAGCCCAGCCCATAGCCCCAAAATGGTAAAGCTCCCAAGAGCTAAACCAACTATGAGCTGAGCTCTTTCCATTACTTAGTTACGCCGAACTGACCCTCGGACCGTTGTAGCGCCTTTAGTAATGGCCCGATTAGCCCTGCGATAAACGCGTTAGCCAATATTTTAGGGTCTGAAATACCGCTCATGTATAACGCCGCGGCACTTGCTATAGCTGCACGGCCGTAAGATTTAGCCGCTGCTATTAATTGCTCTTTCATTTGTTGCTCCTGTAATGCCCTTTAATTGACTTGATAATACACCGATACGGTTGTAGTACCGCTTGCTACGACACCATATAACGCTTGATGATCTCCGACGGGTACCGTCACTTTATCTTTATGATCTACAAGATAACCATTAGCGGTAGTCAGATCAGCCCCTCCTATGTAAAGGGCAGCGTTAGAGGCGTGTATTAATGCTGTCTGATCTCCGATACTTTCGGGCACTAAGAGGGTCGCACTCGTAGTTACTGTTACTTGTCTGCTAGTTGGCATTGTGTAATCCTAACTTAGTAATGAGTTCTTTAGCCTTAGTAGCACTTACCTCTACCTCAAAGTGCATATCATCCGGCCGGCTCTTAAAATCGCCGCCCCACTTAAGGCCGTATTTTTTAGCAAGCGCCCGGATCATTGGTACTTTTTCAGCCGGGAAAGTGTCGTACTTGCCTAGCGGATGTTTTGTAGCATTTAGATCGATAGCGGTACCGGATGAGTGACACGATAGGCGATCAGTAGATCCTCGTACCATCCTAAAAGCGTAGCCCCAATCGTCGAACGTGCCCTCATCGATCGGCTCAATCAGCTCGTGAAACTCCGCAGCAAAGGCGGCTAATAGCGGGCCCACGCTACTAGCGCACCTTAGCTTACGATCCGTACCCCGTACAGGGTAGGACTTTATGTTTATCTCGGCCGGATCTTTAGATGCCGGATATCCGTTATAGCTTGTAAGACTCATCCCAGTAATGCAGCTAATTCATCCGAGGTTAATCCTAGCTTTGTGAGTACGCCATTTCGTAGAGCAGCCTTTTCAGCTGCCGCGCGCTCATCCTCGGCCTTTTGTTCGAGAAATGTAGCCGCATCTGCCTCACGCTGTTCGATCTCTAGCTCGGTCAATTCGATCTCGCTGACCTCTAGAGTTTCACAATTTACTACGATCTTTGTGTCTGCCATTTTGTCTCCTTATGATTTCGATATGCCGTAAAGCGTTGCGGTTGAGTATTGGACAAATGAGGTAATCGTAATACTGACAGACGTAATTGCGGCCGTTTGTGACCACAATCCAGCGGCTAATGTTGCGTAGGCTGTAGTGCCATTGTTTTCCGTCACGCCATCTGCCGAAAAAGATTTATTTGTAGATCCAGCATAGTTCGGAATATAAAGATCAACGCTTGAAAATGTATTAGATGTTGATGATGTGCCCTGCGCATTTCCTATATTGTTTATGCTGCTAAAAGAAACGGCACTTGAGCCGCTTCCCTCAATTAAACGCGAGGTAAAATTAGCACTTGAGCCATTAAAGGTTATACTAAGGGTATTAGCGTTATTTGCTTGATTAGAACGTACGGATATTTTTAAGCATAGATCCGTAAAAGTTGACGGGATGCTAGTAAAATCAATACTAGTTGCCCCACCCGATCCAACAGTTACGGATGCAATCTTAGTAAATGTATTAGGCACTTTTCACCCCGTATAATGTAAATGTAGAGCCAGTATCAAAAGCGCGACTTGCGCCTGGAGTTATCTGGATTGAACTCAATGCAGAAGTTGAGCGATACAGATTGACTGAACTCTCCGCTGCGTTGTCTGCATTGTTCGTTCTAACCAGAACTGTCTTAAATGTTGTCGTGTTAGAGTAATTCATTATGTTCAGTATCGCATTGTAATTAGTGTTGCCGCTTGTCGCTGCTGACCAGTTATTGATCTGGATAGTAGTCGTGTTAGAAGATCTAGCTGTAAGAGCAGATGTGCCATTACCTGCTAAATAGGTTCTACTGTAAAGACTGCTAGTGTCTGAATTGAAGTTTACGTTAATGTCAGTACTACCCGCCGAAGTTGCCTTAAGGTTTAATACTAAAATCAAATCGGTATAGGCAGAGCTTATACTGGAAAAAGAAACAGAAGTAGACGA